TTAATATCATCTTCGTAAGACTTGGCTTTGGTTTGCTGTTCCTCACTAAGTTCTTTGCCTTGCTTCTGTAGTTTTGCACGATATTCTTTTTGTCTTTTAGTTTTAATCTTTTCTTTTCTTAGTTGGTTTAAACTGTCAGTAATTTCTTCTGCAGTCTCAGTTTTTACTTCTGGCTCAGTAGGATTTACTTCATCAGGCTCCTCGCCAAGTATTTCTTTTTCTGCTTGGTTAGGAGTTTCGTTGCCGTCTACGGCTTGTGATTTGTTTACAGTTAAATTACCTTCAGCGTCTAATCTTGTGTTGATATTATTTAATGACAATAACTTTTCAATCATGCCATTATCATCAGCACTTTGGTAAGTTTTTAAGAAGTTACCGATTTGTGCTCTAATACTTGCAGCTTCTTGTCTGTTTTTATTTGCTTGTGATTGTTGAGCTTGTATATCTTCAGGAGTTTTCTGACTTCCTATAGTATCCTCTAACCTTTGAGCTTCAACTTCCAATGCTGTGGCTCTGTCCATACCAGTTCTTGTTTGATTTAAATTATCTAGAACTGCACGAACCTTTTTAAGCTCCTGCATTTTTGCAGGATCCATATCTGGAAAGTTATCTGCATTAAGAAACTCATCTAAGTTTCTAGTCTGATTTTTATTTACATTTGGTATATTACCACTAACTAATTGATCATATTTTGTTCTATCACTTTTAGCTAATTCATCTAATAATCCTTCATGTATTCTTTCAACCTGAGGTTTGATTTCCTGGTCTATAAGATTACCGATGATATTATCATTCTCTGCTGAAGGAGCTTTTTCAAAACTGTCTATAGCTTCGTTAAGATCATTTGTTTGTTGAGCTTTTAATGCTTCTTGGACATCTTTGTTTTTGTTTATATAGTCTTGACTAAAATCAAGTTTACCATCAGCACCTCTTGCTAAGTTCCTTCTAAAGAAAGCACCACCAACTCCACCAAATAGTCCGCCTAATGCTCCGCCTGCAGCTCCACCTATTGCAGCTGAACCAAACATTCTTGTTTTACTAAAGTCGTCCTGTACTCCTATACCTATATCTCTATATTGTTCAGAGGCGTTATATCCAGCTTCAATACCAGCACCTAAACCAGCTTCAACAAGTGCACCTTTTTTAGCACCTTCTTTTATAGCACCACCAAGCATACTTTTGCCTGCAGCCCTAGCGGCAAGTGCACCACCTTTTGCATATGCACCACCAATTCCAAATCCAAGTAAGTTTACAGAATCAGCTAAAGCCTTACCTACATTGGCAGCAAGTCCTTCCATACCAGTACCGCCATGTTCATAGAAGTTAGGTAAAGCATCGTAAACTCTTTCTAGTCTTGCTAGCCTTGCCTTTTGTGCCTCAGTAGCACTACCTGCTGTAGTGTAAATAGCTTCTTTAGCCATACTAGTAACATTCATGGCTTTCCAACCACGGTCACTATAAAATTCTTCAACAGCTTCTTGAGGGGAGGAGAATGTTATTCCATCTCTTTCTAAAAAGAAATCGTACACATCCTGTATAAATTCTTGATTTTGTAAAAGATCTAATGCATCGGTTTTACTAATTTCGCCAGCTGCATACCCTAAGACACCAGATGTATCTCCAGGTGTTGGCATAGTCAGATCAGCATAATTCCTAGCTTTAAGGGCATTCCTTAAATCGCTATCATTGGGTGTTGCTGAATAGCCTAAATTTTCTAAATCGTTTTTGTTTTCTTCTGCCATGTTTTCGGTACTCCAGTTTCCGATAACTTATATTATTATATTGTTAGTGTTCCGTCATCCTATATGGTTGGATCTAATAAAGTTCCAAAAATTTGTTTGTTTTGTAAAATAGTATTTATATATTGCTCAAGGTACATTCTAAATTGCACTGATGTATTTTTCTTTCCGAAAGCACCACTCTTGGTATTATATATAAATGCATTTTGTTGTTTGTTAATAGCACTCATATGTGTTGGAAACTCACTTAAGAATTCGTCTACCAAACCACCCCTAGTAGCTCCTGTATTATTTAAAATAGTTACCTTGTTCATAATGTTTCTTAATGTTTTGTTATCACTAGAAGCCTCAACATCAAACATCAAGCCATTCATCATAGCGTTTATAACATGGTCTTGTTTAGTACTAGGTAATTTATCAAATGACTCAACATCTTGTAGACCATGCATAGCGTAGATGTCTCTAAATAAAGTAAAGAACGGTGTGTTCTCTCTGCTTGGCATATTAGGGTCATTTGTAGAGCTTAGGTGAGCACCTATATCTGCAAACTTAGGATTAATAGTTATTGTATCTGCTGATGGGTCAACAACAAAGAAAGACATATTGTTTGGACCAATTGGCTCTATATTCATTAGTGAAGTGCTAAATGCTTTGTTTTGCTTAGCTGCATTTATTGTTTGAGCAGTTTGTTTTAAGTTTCCTTTGTAGCCTGCTATATTTATTGGCAAGTTCATAGAGTTAGTAAATTTATTACTAGTTCCTGTAGGTGTTATATTATTTATTTTTTCTATAGACTCTTTACTTAACAAGTGATCAATATGACCTAATAAGTATTCTCTATACTCTCTGATGTTTTTTACTGTTACTTCCTGACCAGTTTCATAATGTATAAATGTTTTTTCTATAGGAAACTGTTCATTAGTAGCATCTCCAAAAGCACCTAGGTTATAACCAGTTAAATCTCTACTTACATCTTTTCTTAGTCTAATAAGATTATCTTTATATTTTTGAAGCAGTACGGCTACAGATGGATCGCTCCAATTTGTAACTGTTTCACCATCAATTGTTATTGATGTTTTAGAATCTTCAGGTAGAGCGGTTAGGAGATCAGTTATCTGAGTCATATATTTTGATATGTTCTCGTCTACTATTGTACCATAATCTTGTATACTAGAGTTAGGTGGTAATCCTTCTGTAAACAGATCTTTATACGCAGCTTTTATAGTTGATTCTGCTTCTTTGTATCCTTGTAGACCTACTTGAGCTGCAATTTCTGTTGCAGCCATATTTGAATCTATAGTTCCGTTCTTTAATTGCTCCATCATGCCGTCTAAAGAATTTTTTATTGCCGACATTTTTTCCATAGGCAAATAATATTTACTAGCTAAGGTTCCAAAAACACTTGCCGTTGGTGTTTCTGGCATTAGGTATGGATTATCACCTTTATCTGCATCTGTACTACCAAACTGAGAAAAATATATTTGAACATTGGATTGTGATTTATCTACAGTAACATTTTCTGCCACGAATGTTTTAGTAGACTCTAAACCTTTTGCTTCTGCGTTAGAATAATTTTGAGCATAGTTTAATCTTTGCCAAGCGTTGTAGTCTTTGTATCCAACTATTTCTGAAATCTTTGGATTAATAATTCTCACACCAGGATTAGCTTCATCTTTAATAAATAAATCACCACTAAAACCTAATTTTTGAGCTGTCTCTTGATAGACTTTCTCCCATGTTCCACGAGCAAGCTTTACATTTCCACCTTTTGCCGCTTCCTTGTATTCCACCCATTTAGGGTTTTCATTGAAAAGTTTTTCAAACTCTGCTGCTGCGGCAGCACCGTAACTTTTTTTATTATTTTTAAAATGATTTTCAACGCTAGTAATCATATTATTAATATCAGCATCAGTTATATTAACATCTTGTATTCCTTGAGATCTAAAAGCGTTTTTAGCAAACTCTCTTTTTGCAGCATCATCCATTTGTAAAAAATTAAAATATCTTTGTACATTGACACCTTCAGCGAATAGAGTGCCAAGATAACTTGATGTTGCAGTAGCAGTTTTATTTTTGTTTGCAGCTTTTAGTTTAGTAATAAGTCCGTTTCTTACATAAGCTGGACTATTGGCATAGTTTTGTAAGATGTCTGCTTCAGTAAAATTACTATTAGTAAAAGAATCTGAAGTAAAAATAGTATCTATTTTTTCTCTTCGTTTTCTTTGTTGTATATCATGCCATTGAGATTCATCATCCCAACCCATGTCAGAAAATATTTTCATATTTTTTTCAACATCGGGACCAAGAAAACCTTTTTCACTAGTTATGTTTCTTTTCCAATCTTCAAATGTTCCCTCTGTGCTAATAGAACTTTCCAAAGCTTTTTTTCTAGTTTCTATAGCTTGTACATTTTTAGTAGCTTGAGCAAGTTGATCATCAAATACATTTTGATTATGCTGTTGATGCATTTTCTCAATCATGCCATCACTAGCAAGTGAATTACTATAAAGGTAATTACCTCCAGTTATCTCATATCTTTGATTTTCTAAATCAGTTATAGATAATGCACGACCAGCTTTTCTTTCTGCATCCATAAAAGCTTGAAATGCATCTCTGTTCTTTTTTCTTTTTTCTATATTGTGCTGTTCTGCATCTCGCAGATTTTGTGACAGACCGAATCCAAAACTAAGTGCCATAATTAAGTCGTCCTCTGTTCTGTGCCATCTGGTAAATAAATAATTGGATTACCATACATGTCAGTTGATGGTCTATCGTCTGCTATAGTTCCGCTACCTACAATAGTGCTATCAGCTGTTTTGTTAGTATTATTAGGACCCGTTATAGTTTTTGCCAGGTTATCTAATGTCCTTGAAAAAGAAGTGTTAGATGCTGATGTAGATTTCATAGCAGTATCAAACATACTTGAAAGGGTTGTGCCTGAGCCAGTATATGCAGTTTGAGTTGGGCTATATAAACTCTTCTCCATACCAAACTGAGCTTCATAAGGTTGTGTAAACTGCTTCATAAATGCAGCTCTAGAAGCTTGGTCTAAGTTCATTCTTTCACTAGCAAATTTAAGTGCGTTTACTTTTGCTTGCATATCAGCTTTTTGCAACTCAGGTGCGTACTTAGCAATTACATCTGCCTGAACTTTATTTTCTAAAGTTGTAGAATCAGCACCACCTAGTTTAGCTAAGTTAGCTGCTTGTGCTTTACTTGCTGTAAGTTCTGCTAATTTAAAAATATCAGTCCTATAAGCATTAGAAAAATCAAACATATCACGCATAATATCTTCTTTGCTTGGTGTATAAGGCACACCTAGATATTGGTTAACTTGTTTAATAGCTTCTGATAAATTAGCTGATTGAGTTAAAAGTCTATCTCTTAATGCTCTTTGATCTGCATCTCTTCGTAGAGCAAGGTTTTGTTTGAACTTAAGATCTGCACCCTGTTGTCTAAAAATGTCTTGAAGTTGTGCACGATCTTTAGCTTGAGCGGAGTAATCACTAACAGCATCATAACCGCCACCAAGTATAGACGCTGTAACAGGGTCCATACCCATCTTGGTACCTATGCTTGCAAATACACTTCCGAAACTCATCTGTTATCCCTCCTATGCAATAATAATTCCGTTTCCAAATCCAGTTCTCCTATTTACCAAATTAGAAGATATTGGTCCTCTAGCTACAAATGGAGCGTTAGGATCATTTGGAACGAAAGAGATAACCTGTTCTTTCCTCTCTGTTGTTGGAACAATATAGTTTACATCTGGTGCTACGCTTTCAGTTGGAGAAATCGGTGGCACATTTGGATCTGTTTGTAAATCTGGGTTTGTTGTTGGAGTAGGCATTGTACCTTGCTCTGGAGTATATGTTGGTCCAAGTGTTGTAGCTAATTGACCTTCTCCAGATAATAAAGCTCGTCTACCAAAACTTGTTTCACCAGTTCCTACTTCACCACCAAATGTTTCTTCAGCTGTCATCTGTGATGGAACTTGACCTGACTCTGGTAATGTTCCTTCACCCGTTGCAAGAGTGTCCCTTCTCTCCATAGACGGGTCTGTTCCTGGTGCTGTTACATTAGTTCCTACAAAAGATCTATATGTTGGGCGTTCTGGTTTCTTACCTCCAGGATATAATATATCTCCTGATTTACCCATAGCTGAATATTTTCTTGCTTCTTCTGGATTTGCAATAATTGCTTGTAGACGAGTTCCAGCAGTCAATGGATTTAGTCCCATTGTAGAGCCATACTCTGATTCATTTACTACTTGTTTATTTCCTAACAGATCGGTGTACTCAACTTGGTTTACAACTTGAGGAGCACCTCCGCCGCCTCCGCCGCCACACATATTATTTGCCCTCCATAATTAATTTGTTCATATTAAAACCTTGTATAGACTCCCTTACCAAAACCTTGCCGTCTTTTATTGTCATCATCTTGTGAAAAGCCTGGGTAATTGATGTCATTTTTTGTAGTTCCTATTATATTATTTGTACCTATTGTACCTATATCCCTGGTTTTTGTAGTCCCTGTCTCTCTATTTGTGTTGGTCATATTGTCAATTGCGGTACCTACGAAGTTTTGAGAGAATCTTGGGCTTTCTTCCATAGCCTTTCTCATACCTACTTCTCGTGCTCTGCTTAATCCATAAGCCATATCAGCACCTAAAGCCATTTTACCAAATGTTTTTTGTAAACCTACAGCACCTGCCGCTTTACCACCAATAGGTCCAGTTAATACATTATATGCTGTTTCTTTTACAGGTGTTCCTATTTTAGACTCTGGGTTTAAGAAACCAATAACACCTCTTGCAACATCTACACCTAAACCAAGCATAGGATTAGCCATATACATAGCTGTTCTTGCCCCTTGTTCTAATAAAGCACCACCAACCCTATTATCCTTGGCTGTATCCGAACCATTCACATTCGTCATAAGATTTGTAGTTCCTTTAGCTATATTTGTTCCTGGATAATTTTTTGGAGCTTGTGTAGGATTACCAACTGGATCAAGTCTCTCTTGGACTATATCTCCAGGGTTGTACCCTGTCATAGGATTGTCATTTTTTTTAAATACAGCCGTTTGATTTTGTTTTTCATCATCATTACTAGCTGATCCACCACCGCCACACATTATAGTATACCCTTCTTGTAAATTGCTCCTTGTTTTTTATATCCCATTCTTTCCATAACTCTATCATATTGAGAAGTAGGTGACCCTCCATAGGTCACAGAATAATTTACTTCTTTGCATCCTTTTTCTTTCGCCCACTTTTCAAAGTCTTTGAGTAACTTGAAACCTGCAAGCTGACTACTTTGATCAGTAAAGAGTAACTCTTCTTGAGCCAAGAGATCGTTGCCCCATAGATAGTTTGTAATGTATCCAAGAAGGTAGCCCATAGGGTATAAGCCATTCTTTTTGTATACTCTAAAATATTTGTGAGGGTTTCCACAAAACTTGCTCGCAAATTCTCGTACCACATTTTCATCGTAGTGAGTATCTTTGTATATACTTGTTTCGTGCATCTCTTTAGCGAGAGGTAATAATGTTTCAATGTCTGCATATGTTCCATCCTGTATATTCATTTTAATAAAACGCTAATCCAAAACCACCACGACCTCCAAGAGAGAATCCTCTATCAGCCTTGTAGACAGCGTTACCAAATGTTCCAAACCTTTCTTCTCGTGGCTCACCACTTCTATCAGTAAACCTACGGAGATAATCTATTCCAGCTAGTTCTCGTGGTCTAGCTAAATCACCATATATACTTTTACCTGTTCCCATAGCAGGACCAAGATTACTTCCTAAATATTGTGGTGAACCCGCAGCACCTAAGCCTAAATTAAGTGTAGACCCAGGTAGTTGTACTCTTGGCACAGTCATACCTGATGTATTTTCAAAATAACTTGGGACTTGAGGTGGATCCATAACTGTTCCTAACATAGTTCCTAAACTACCACCCAAAGAACCACCAGCTACTGCACCTAAGTTAGCACCTGATATTGTTGAACCAATGCCCAGAGGTATTTTGCCTACAAGATTTGATGTTGTAGCTGCAAAACCGCTAGCATTACCTGCTGCTGATTGAAGTAATCCTTGGTTTGTTATGTTAGCAACTGGACTTACATTAGCAGGAATTTGGTATCCAATATTACCTGCTGCTGTTGTTGTAGATGTTCCTACACTAGATAAGTCTACTACATTACCTCCGCTAACAACTTGCATATCTCCAGGGAATACACCCATTTCAGCACCTTTAGGAACAGTTGTTGTTCCCATAAGTTTTCCACCAATATAAGAACCTGCTGCAGTTCCTGCTGCATTCATTAATGCCTGTCCCCAAGTACCTCCCGCACCTTTCGTGGCTAAACCAGATCCAACAGAAGCACCTATGGTAGCTGCAGTTCCTGCAGATACTGAAGCAGGTAATAGATAAGGTGCTGCCAAAGCAGCGGCTGCAGTTACAGCGATTCTACCTATTGGACTTTTAACAATCTTTTTGAATATTTTAGATATGCCTTTAAATATCTTACCGAAGAAAAAGTGTTGAGGACTATTAGGATTCATTGGGTCATAATTACCCATCTCTGATCCTGCAAACATAGCCATTGGATTACCACCTTCTTTGATGGTCTTTAACATTAACTGTGCAAGTAATGCTTGTCCTTCTTTGTCTTGAAATACTTTAGGATGTACTACAAATTCGCCTGGTTCTAGCTTTGCATCAATAGTATCTTTACGAGCCATTTGGTCAAACTCTCGTTTTGCAACAAAGTCTTTTTGATCAAATCCTCCATAGTCGTTTACATAATCTTTAAATGCCATAATATCACCTTATACTGATAGTGTAGCCGCAGCTATACCAACCTCCAAACTGTTTGCTCCAGAAGTATTTGTTACTACTAACTCTAGTCGTCTACCAGTTGTTGTTCCATCAATCTCAATTGTAGTAGGCATATTGACAGATGCTCTAGTAGTAGAAGAAGAGAATGTACTTCCAATTGTAGAACCGTCTACAGATAACTGAATAGTGCAAGTGCCTGCTGCAAGTTTATGGGTGATACCATCTAGTCTTAGTTTTTGTTTCCAAATATTAGAAACAAAATAAGTTTTATTAGTTACATTAACAGAAGCATCTTCATGCACACTAAAGAAAGATATTGTAGATGTTGCAAAGATATCTGGTAATTGGTTAGTAGGTATCTTCGCACTACTATCTAATGAAGCAACACCATTAACTGCACCTCTATCTGTTTTAGGTAACACTGAAGATAAATCTAGTGTACCATATTCTAATGCCGTACCAGTTCCATTAACACGCACATATTGTGATGCGTTGGAAGCCAAGAATGTAGGTAGTGAGCTTTCTGGTGATGTTTCTAACCACTGAGTACCAGTGTAAAACTTTAAAATATTAGGGACCTGTGATGTATCAAGCCATAAATCTCCTGTTATAGATCCTGAAGGTGTTGATATACCAGCAGTTATATTAGCTTTGTTTGCAAGACTTGTAGATAGTTGATTAACTTTGTTCTGAGGTATCTCATTATTAGCTATGTTTAGTTTTGAAAAATTAATAAATCCTTGTGCGTTTGTATATTCATCTTCAAACATCAAACCAGCAATTGTTTTTTGTGCTTGGTTTTCAACAGTAAGAACTACAACTTTATCATTAGCAGATAATGAGCTTGTAAATGTTATTGTTGCTGTTTGAGGTGAGTTAATATAATCAGCACCACCACCTGGCTCTTGTAAAATACCATTCTTCCATATCAATAATGTTTCATCACTTGAGTGAACAAATGCTACTGAGTTAGTAGATGTTGATACTAATGTATCTTGTCTACGGAAGTTAGTTACTGATTGTGAACGAACGCTGTAAATTGAATACTTATCATTTAGTGCCGTGCCAGTTGCAGTAGATATTGTAATTGTATTGGCTGCAGTGTTCGTTGTGTATTCAGCTGCAGATCCAGTTGTAGCTAACGATAGTAAAACACCATTTTTGTAGACAACAACATCTTCTGTATTTTGATCAAATGTATATGAAAGGACATTAGCAGTTGATGATATTGCTGCAAGTGTTGAAGTGGCAGTAGCTTGAGTACCATTAGCAGGTGGGGTTATAGTTACAGAAGGAGCGGTTGTATATCCTCCTCCTTGTGCAGTTGAAGCTATGTTAACAGCAGTCACAACTCCATTTGTTAGAACAGCAGTGGCAGTAGGTGCCGATCCAGTAGAGTCTTGTGGTGTAGTGAAAGAAACAGTAGGCACAGAAGTATATCCAGAACCACCACTTGTTACAGTAACTGTCTGAACTCCAGCTGTAATTAATTTATCTTGTCTATTGAAGAAGAAAGGACCCTCAACAGTTCCGACATTAGATCCTGATGGACCTCTTAGAGATGATATAGTTATTAAATCTTGCCAACCATCATCTGCACCAGCGTATGTTCCAACCCTATATTGTAGACCATTAACTGAGTCTACTCTCATTTCTATAGGACCTTGGAATGTTCCTGATTCGTTAAATAAAACCGATAAAAGTTCAGCGATTGTTTTGTCACCAAACTCTGCTGTATTTAAATACCTTATTATATTCTCAAAATCTGTATGTATATTACCAGACGATACATAGTTTTGAGGGTGCTGTTGTCTAAGTCTTGCCATATTTATCCCTGCCTTACTGTAACGGCAAAGCCTATTACTTTCAATAAACCTTTACCTTTTGTTGTTAATTTAAATTGAACACCTCTATAACGATGTTCAAATTTCCTTTCATACTGTCTACTTAACGGCACATCTGGGAATTTGTCGTCCACTCCATCCTCTTCTATGAGAAAAACCATAGAACTTAAGTATCTTCCTCTTTCATCAAAAGCTTCAACTGTTATCTCTCCTTTACCAGTAGCTTGTAATATAAATGAGTAGCTTTCTTTTACATCATTAATAGCACCTTGCCAGAGTATAGGAGTCTGTACAGTCATTTCTGGACTGAAGTCCATTATGTCTTCAATCCTAGCTCTTTCCCAAACTCCACCAGGAGTACCAAAAACAGTAGTACCTCCCAGCTGACGACCATTCATAGCATTTAAGAATGTACCTGTAGACCATTTACTTTCACCACCTGACATTGGGTTTAATGTTAAAGTTAATCTTGTGCAAAGAAGGTCAGATATGGGGAAGAATATATGATATTGACCTTCATCTTGATCAAACATAGCACTAATGTTTTCAGTATTAGCAACTTGTTTAACCAATGCCCTATAAGTTAAATCAATTTTATTAGACATTGGTATAGAAAAGATGGTTACGCCATTTGTATCTGACCTTCTTAACGAGTGCACCCCATCTCTAGAACAGAACATAAGGTCTGAACCAGCAGGTGCTATTGTGTTGTGGCTTAATGTTCCTACTTTAACATTAGCCTTATCGTCTATTTGCCATTGAGTAAAATCTGGGTGCAGTGCATACACAACAACTTGGTCGTTTGTAAACACCGCTAGTCTGTTATTTTCAAAAACTCCTAATCCTTTTATTTCATCAGCAGTACCAATAATATTAGCAACATTTATATCAGCTGCTTTTGTCACTGCAGTTGCTGCTGGATCTTCGTCATCTGGGAATACATTGAATTCGTCTACACGACTTATATCTATTGTTGTTCTTTTATCTGGTGCTCCTGCTATTGCTAACCTTCTTTGAATAGCAACTCCAAATGCTGGTCTTGGGTCTGAACTGGCTTCAATCTTTCTAAATTTTAAACCATCATACCTATACATACTATTATCTCTACTAAAGAAAATAACATTATCGTTAAATAGAGTAGATGTTGTTATGTTGTTTTTAGGAAATACTTCTTCTGCTAGATGGTCTTGATCTGATTTTAAAGATATACCACCACCATCTTTTTGTGCCCATACAAGTCTATTACGACCATAGAAATTTATATGTTTAATTAATCTATCCCCAGATGTCCTTTGACTGGCACCTGCATCCCTAACAATAGATCCCCTCCAATCAGCAAAACCATTGTCTATGGTTATCAAATGCTGTTTTTGTCCTGTATCTAAAGCGGCTTTATCACGGGAAGCATCAACTCCTTGAAAGTCCTCGTAAGGATATACTTTTACTTTTACACCAGAGGGTGCATAAGCTGTTGACATTTACTTTCTCCCAGCATCGTATGCTCTATTACTACATAAGTTATCAGAACCTCTATCGTGTGGACTGATTTCTATTTTAGAATTACCATACTTTCTATTATATAAAATCCTATTCATAGTCCTAAAATACATAGGACCATATGCTTCTACTTTGTTTGATTGTTGTTGAACTGCATAATTATAAAGTAATCCAGCTACCATTATTTGATCTGGTATATTTCTGTGTTCTGTTGGGTGTGTATAGTAGTCTACTTCTATATTATCAAAATATGGATGTGATCTTAAGTCTTCTAATACTAAATTAGCAAACTCAACAAACATCATAATAACTTCACCGTCTACAGTTCCAGGGTGCATATCTCCATATCTACGCAAGGATTGCATAGCTAATGTTTGTAATGAAGAATATGGCTCTCCTAAATGTGGGTTAGAAGCTGAATATCTATTTCTATCATTAACATTTTCATCTAGATATTTAAGATTAGCGTTTGTAGACTCCCTATCTTTTTCTTTATTTATAGGAGTTCTAAGGTCTACACCACCTGGTCTTACATTATTATTCTCATCTCTGTTAGTGGGTTCTTCTGTTGGTTTAGGCATATCCACATAATCAGACTTAGACACATTCTGATTAGAACTTGTAGTGCCTGCAGTATTAGTGGAGCTATACCCCGAAGATGAAGATCCAGAACTGTAAGAACTCATTATTCATCTCCCTTAATAATCCTTCTATGTTTGAAGAATATGTGTTGTTCAAACTTTTCTGTAGCACCATTTGGTATTCTCCAAACTAAATGCGTTTTATCTTTATTCCATAAACCTTTATATTTAACTCCAGATACTGTCATATCCCAGCTTATTTTTTCTGGATTGGCACTAACATAATAATTCCAATCAGATCCAGTTTTCTTTTGAGTTACTATAGGGTCTTTTGCAGCTTCTTTTGCTGCCTTGTCCTTAGCCTTTTGTGTAGACTTGAACCTTTTGATATCTTTTTCTGTCATATATTCTTTCTCCATAATAAAAAAGGGCTAGAGTTATTCTTAACCCTAGCCCTTAGTTTACCTTTATATAAGAATTAGTCGTCCTATGCTAGGGCTGACCAGTTCTTAATTCTGTGGTGAACTTTAGAGTGGGTCATTTCTAATCCACACTCTGACATATACATATGTTTTACACCATCAAAATCGTTATTCTGGATATCTCTTACGAGTTGAGTATCTCTACCCGCCATGTAACGATAGTTCAAGTGATTCATATCTAAGATAAGCATCTCTTGAGATAGTGCAGACACTTGTCTGAACATTGGGTGCATATATACCAATAGATCTCCAGCGAATGTAGTGTATCTAGTAAAAGCTACACCATAAGCGTTGTCAATCTGTACTGGTTGCCATCTGTTTTTTCCAAGTTCCATCATGTTAGTGATACAACGAGGTCCAGCAAAAGCTACCTTTTCGTTTGACCCAAAAGCAAAGATGTCTTCAATTAAGAATTTATCAAATTCTTTCTCTGTCATCTTATTAGACTGAGCAGTTGCAGATGCACAGTCAGTGATATTTGTAATCATACTGAACAATCCGCCTGTAGTCCTTTGTGGGTTAGCAGAAGTACCGTTGGTTTCTCCTCTAGTACCAAAGAAGAAAGCTCGCTCAATATCACCCATGTGTAATTTTAGGGCTTTAGTAAGCTGTTCTTGTTCTTTGTCACCAGTTCTTAAGTTAGTGTTCTGCAAAGTTCCACTTACTGACACAGCAGTCTTAAAGATCTGTGTGAAGTTGTGGTCTACAGTTGCATCAAAACTAACTGCTGTTGGAGATGTGCCACCTTCAATGAAGGATGAGCCTGCGATAATTAGCTCTTGGTCATCTGCGACTGCAGCCGCTGTAGAGTGATATCCTCTTTGTATTGTTACTGTGTTTGCTGAAGTGTTTGCATCCGCAGTAGCAAGAATATTCTCGCCAGTTGCTGGGTTATGCAATACTGTTCCATTCACAATGAAAGCCTCATCAGCTGTATCATTGTCAAATGTTAGAGTAGTTGCACTATTGTTTAACGCACCATTAACGATGATAGTCCTTGTTGGAAGTTCATCTCTAAAGTGGTTGTATTTAGGGTCGTCTGTAGACTCACTAGAAGTCATAGCCAACAACGCTTGAAGCGGTGCTGTACCATTTGGTTCTAGAAGAGTGAATAACTCCCTATAATTCGTAGGACGAAAGTCTGTTGTAAATTGACCTGTCCCACGAAGTCCTTGTATTGCTGCCATAATAACCTCCTTTTAAGTTTTAATAGCATTGGTTTCGTGTTCTAAATCAGACTTCTTCCCACAAGATAGTGCATTCAGCAGAATTCTGTGTTCCGTTGTCAATTGTAAGCCGTAGCGTACAAGTTTAATTTACTAGATAAGTGTACTAATGATCGTCCTTGTTTAGGCTCTATTTCTTTTTTTCAAGAAATCATCAGCTACTTTTCCAATAAAATCTGTATTTGGATCAGCTGGAGGTGCTTCTCCTACTGCTCCTGGTGTAGCACCCATAGAACCTGTAAAGGCTTGTCTACGCTTTGCTATACCAGCTAACCTTTCCATTTCTGGTGAGTTTATGTTAGCTTTAAAATCTCCTACTACAGTATCGGTTAATGCAGGATCTAAGAAATCCTCCATTGTATATCCTCTACCATAAGCAAAATTAAAAAACTGATCTTGCAAATCATCTGATAATTGATACTTAGCTTGTGCTTTATCCAAATTATTAGCTGCCAATTGCCTCATATTCCCATCTTGTGCTTGACTTGCTGCCATCACTTGTTGAGTTGCTTGGTTGTTTAAACCTTGAGCATTTTGTGACATCTGCATAACCATTTTTTTGATTTGTTCATTTTCTGCTCTAAGAGATTGCATCTCTTGTGCAGCTTGTCTGTATTGAGGTGGTAGAGATATAGCATTTTCTTCTTCCCATTGTGCCATATCTTTTTCAATGTCACCTAACGGAATACCTTGTGTATCTGGTGTGGGATCTTTTTGCCCACCCATTACAGGGTTTTTCATATAGGCTTGTGATGCTGCTGCTAAAAATTGAACAATATCATTTGGATTTGCCTTTACTCCTTCAGCTGCCACTTGAGATTGAATAGCCTTAGCGAAATCTAAAATGGGTTGCATTGGAGCAATTTCTGTTTGGTGTTTATAATTAAGATCCCTATAACGATTATAAGTATCTTTAATTTGTTTATCCGATAGAGTTCTTTTGTCACCTTCGCCAAACATTACATTAATGAAAGCTTCTTCTTGTGACATATCACCTTCTGTTTTAGGAGATACTGCTTCAGCAGCTTGCTCTTGGGCAGTTGGTTTTTCTACTGGATTCTTGTCTACAGCTTGTTGAGAGTTATCTTTCCCTGCAACATTTGGGTCGCCTGCAGCGTCCTGTACTTGCTGTATTCCTTGACTTACTTGTGCGTTAACATCTCCTAGCTTTTCAGCAGCAAGATTGTCAACCATTTGTTTTTCTTGTGGTGTTGGTGTTTGTGCCATAATAATTGTCCTTTCCTAGCCGTAGCGTGGTTATTTGGAAGCCGTAGCGTCCTTGTTTATTTTATCCTCCGCCTCTAATGTCTGCATCATTAGATCATTTTCTAGTTTCACCTCTAGAACCGAAGGCATTTCAATCAGCTTCTTAGATGCCCATAAAGCACCTCTTCGCCAATTTAATTCATCTACTGAAGTATTAGGATCAGAAGATAAATTATATGCTGCCGTGAGAATTTCTTCTTTCATTATTTGTTGAAGAAATTTCCAAGCATCATCCTTTTTCAACCTTTTAATAAGGGCAAGCTTTTCTTTTGTTTCTCTTACTGTGCTATCCATTCGTCAGCAGCTTTTTGTATACCCTCATTATCGGTGAATTCCTTAATTAGATCATATCCCCAAGTCTTGTATTGTGCAACCTTTTCGTCAGTTAACCAAGGGGTTTGTGGACCCATAGCAACATTAGCGGCTAATGCTGCTACTTCTTTTAAATCTTTTACTTCAGAAACTACTATTTCTTCTTCTTGATCTGGGAACTTTTTCTTTCCATTAGCATTTACAAAGAAATAACTATTATTTAACATCACAAATCCACCTGACCATTCCCAATCAAAATCAACTTGCCACTTTTGATTATCTTCAAATGACATTTTATAGAGAGTTAATTTGCTTTTTAAATTATTTTCGTAAAACATATTAACCTCCTATTAATGTTTTTCTACGCAGTGTCCAATTACTAGCGGTATCTGATAGTCCGTGAGTATAGTTTCCGTTGTAACCAGTACCCCAGATTGTTCCGTCCATCATTAATGCCATATATGCACATTCTTGTGTACTTGATTGTCCATATCCTGCATTACAAATATCTCTGACTTGACCTTGATAACCCCAAGGCATTGGAATTGGGTTCCAAGAACTATGAGTTAGTCCAGTAGCAACACCATATAGGTTTTTAGAAGGATAACTTGAACCACAAGCGTATATGGTTCCGTTAACTTTATTCTTCCAATCCTCTTCGTTATCGTGTGCAATTAACCAAGGAGTTGGATAATAGTAAGATGTACTTGTTATTGAAAAACTATCTATAACTTTTGACACCCATTTAATTGAACTATTTTTAACTGGTACATTCTGTGATCCAGAAGTTGTTCCAGTTCCAGTAGCTCCTGAAGAATTTGGACCCCACATATAAAAGTCGCCATTATCAGTTGTTGCGTAACAAGAGCCTTGATTAAAGTGACAAGAGAAAACATCTAAAACTTTTAGTCCTGCTGTAGCAGTATTAAATGTACTTACTAGAGTCATTGATGTTTTGTTACCAGAAGCATTGTTATCTCCTGCTTGTCCAGTGTTGTTATAACCACCATAGTATAAAGCACCATCTTCGTTAATTAGATGAATACCTCCAGCAGAGTTAGCTCCAGATGCGTGCATCTTAGCAATCTTTTTACCTGATCCTGCTTCTAATTGATTAGGTGATCCCATTCCTACATTGTTTGTAGTTCCGTTAGCACATTGGTTGTTTCCATTATAACCCCAAGCATATGCTTTGTATCCATCTGCTGCATCTGTTAGTGCATAACAAGTAGGATATCCTGCATCTATAACTTGAATTGCAGTTACAAATTTACCTGATAGACCAGTTATTTCTACTGGTATAGTTTTGTTAGTTGTGTTTGAACTATCTAATTGGTTATGTCCGTTATATCCCCAACCCCAAACTTTTCCATTTTCGTCTAAGGCTAACATAGTGATATTACTTCCACCATAACCTGGTCCTGCTATGTATCTAATTTTACCAGCAGATCCTGGAAATTGAACTGGAACCATTCTGTATTCAGTTGATGTGTGTCCACATCCTACTTGTCCTACATTGTTATAGCCACCCGCCCATACTTTACCAGTGTCCATAAGAAAATATGTAGTTGAATATGTTCTTAGTGTTTGAATACAATTACCATTCTGAGTGCTTTTGTTAAAGGTGTCATAACCTTTAGATTGATCTCTATATAGTCCAGGCATCGCAATAACTTTAGCAGAGTTACTTGGGTCTGCCATACTATAACTAGTAGAACCTCCCCAGATTACTGGACTTTTCCAAGAACCATCTGCAAACTCAG